CCATCAGTACCATATACTACATATATATCATCTTTAGTAAGATAAGCTAAACTAGAAGTATCACCCCCTGGTGTACTGGATTCTATACCTGCTAGTGGTTTTTCATAAGAAGCGTGATTACTAGAAGTTACACCGCCTATATTCTGTACTGCACCATCTTTATAAGTAGCATACAAAGGCATAGCTGCACTATGTTCATAGTTTCTAAAGTCACCCAATCTATAAGGACTATTAGAACCACCAGTAGGTTTATTATATTTATAGCCTAAGTTCCCATTAGCCTTAATAGCACTTACTAATGAAGTGGGGTTATTGGCTTGAATTATCTGGATTCCATAGTTCCTATTCTTCAACTCTCCTAAAGTCATTGTAGATACAGTACTATGTATAGGCTTCCACTTTGACCACGGATTCACATTACTACTAGTACATAATCCACCTACATTTCTATTTGATATGCCTAATGTGTTTCCGACTAAACTTGTTGTTATACCCGAACTTGCTAAAGCCATATTATTTAGTTTTTATATTCTTTAATTCGTCTATCTCTCTTTTAAGGTCTATAATCTGTGCTTGTAATACTGCTACATACTGTGCATAATTGACAGATAGATATTTATCTTCTGTATTATCTTCTATAACTAGTTCTGGATATAGTTCCCTTACTTCTTGTGCTATGAATCCTATACTATCCTTACCATCCTTCTTATATGTAACAGGTTTAATGTAACCCCTATTCTCTAATGGCTGAATGTCTGTTTTAAGCCTAATATCAGAATAAGCAGTCACTTCACCTGTAGCTGTAAGTGTACCGACTTTAATGTTAGTTGGTAATTTCAAATAAGCATTACCACCACCGTTTACACTAACCGCCGAACTGGTATTAGTAGCTGTAGCATCTTGAATATAAATACTTCTAGTAGTACCCCAGTTTGCCGTAGTAATGTTAGCAGTACCATTAAATGAAGTGCCGTTAATAGTTCTGGCTGTTTGTAGCTTTGTAGCACTACCAGCATTACCACTGATACTAGCACTACTAGTAATGAATCCTGCACCATTGGTTAACTGATTAGTGTTGTTTGGTATAGCTACACTGACTGCTGCACTACCATTAAATGACTTGGATTGATAGCCTGTAAAGGTTAATGTATTAGTAACCTTATTGGCTGCTGCTACAGTGGCACTACTAGTAATGAACCCACTATTATTAGTCAAATGGCTGGTATGTGTTGGCACATTAACTGTTACTGCTGCACTTCCATTATAGGACTTAGTACCAAATGAACCTGCTGCAAATGATATAGAATTAGTAACCTTATTAGCTGCTGCTACTGTATCAGAAATATATGCCACATTTCTACTTATAGCTGCTGGTGCAGATGTAGCAGGTGCTACAGATTGACTACTAGTAGTATATGTAGATGTTCTCAAAGTAGGCGTTATAAATCTACTAACATAAAAGTTATATTTTGCCCCACCTCTAACATATACATATTCTGTAGAAGAATTTGTTAGTTGTCCCAATCCTCTTAAACAGCTAGATGTTCCAGCCCCCTCTTGATAAGCGTGTATAGTTCTTACTACTTGAGTCCAGCCCCATTGTGAACCATTAACTGTATAGTCCAGTATTAGAGCCATATTTTTATCACTTCTACTATTCCAAGTAGCATTAGCATTAGTATTACCTTCGATTCTGATTCTTGTTTGTTGTGAGTTTCCAATAACCATAGTTACAGGATACCAAGTATTATTATTCAAACCAGAGGCATCTATTGTTACAAGTTTATAACTCTCAAAATCAGTATGGTTCATTCCATCTAACTTGTCTGAATTACTAGCGTATGGAACTGTAATATTATTAGTAGTACCATTCTTTGTCCAAGTAAGGTAATTGCCATTAGTTCCTAATGCAGATACATAACTGCTATTATGATTATGGCTACTAGCTGCTTTACCATTTAAGGCATCTTGTAAACCACTAACATTACTAATTGAATGACTATGCGAACTGGCTGCTGCACCTACACTAGCTGCTGTTATATTGAAACTCTTTGCAGCACTACCATCATAAGCACCCTGTGAAGTACCATTCAAGCTAATAGTAAGTGCATTAGGATTTTTTAAAGCAGAAGGTACTGTAGGATATGCTGGTAAGCTGATAGTATTTCCACTAACATTATAACTTGTTGAACCAACCTTAACAGTACTAGCATAATTATGTGTATGCGTACTGGGTGTAAATGTTGAAGGTTTACTACCAATTTCAGACCAGCTATAAGAAGGTTTAGTATCAATTATCCAGTTTGGCTTATCTGTTAAATCATTCCAGCTACTTACACCACCGCCAACATTATCAATCAATTCCCTTAGAATCCTACCTTGATTGGCTGAAAGTGCTGCATCTGTAGCCGTACTGGTTAAAGCATCTACTATAGTAATACTACCACTTCCACCAGAAGCACCTGCACCATAGGCTGAAACTTCCTTCTCACCGATAACATTTACTTTAACCTTCAAATCTCCATTGGAATCAAAGTAAAAAGCTTTATTCCAGTTAGTTACTACACCATCCCAATTAGTAACCTTAGCAGATGTTATTCCATCCAATACAGACTTATTAGAATGTGTATGCTTCTTATTATTAGCATCATTCCAGTTAGTTCTTTCCGTACTGGTAATATGTAATGTTGTGTTACTTGTATGTGCGTTAAAGTCTGTAGAACTAACTGCACCCAAACTAGATAAAGTAGGATAAGCTGGTAAACTAATAACATTGCTAGCAGCATTATAAGCAGTATTACCTACCTTAACCGAACTGGCATAATTATGTGTATGTTCAGAAGGTGTAAAGGTGCTAGGTTTACCAGTAATCTCATTCCAACTATAGGAAGGTTTTGTAGATGTTATCCAACTAGGTTTATCGGTTATATCTTCCCAGCTAGAAACAGCACCTTTAGAATCTATCATATCTTTAAGGATTCTACCCATATTAGCACTTAAAGCACAGTCAGTAGCTGTACTGGTAAGTGCATCCACTATAGTTACAGTTCCAGCACCCGAAGTAGTTCCAGCACCATAAGCACTAATTTCTTTCTCGCCTATTACATTAACTTTTGCTCTTAAATCACCTGCACTATCAAAGTAAAATGCTTTATCCCATACAGTTTTATCTAGCTTGTTATTCCAACTAGTAAGATTGGCTTCTGTTATCTTATCTAATGTAGTCTTGTTAGTATGTGTGTGGTTGTTCTCATTCCACTTAACTATATTGGCATCTGTAAGTGCTGCTGGCTTCCCTTCTATATTAGTCCAAGTAACCTTAGTACCATCACCATTAACCCACTTCTTAGAAGCTGCATCATACTTTAATATCTGTCCGTCTGCCAGATTGGTTAGTGTTACATCTTCCAATTTAGATAATAGTGTACTACCACCAGTTCCAGCTTCTAATATCATCTCTCTTAATATCCTACCTTGATTGGCTGATAAAGCAGCATCTACAGCTACAGAATCCAAACCATCATAAATAGTAACTGAACCTGTAGAAGTGCTTCCACCACCTGTAGAACCTTGACCATAAGCAGTAATTTCACCTTCGCCAATTAAGTTTCCAGTAAACACTACCTTTGATAAATCTACAGTATAAGAACCATCACCATTATTAACAGCAGGTAGAAAGTTCCCACTTAAAGAAGAACTTCCCCCACCACCGCCAACATTAGTAACAGCTACATTACTGGCATTAATTACACCGTTACGAAATGTCTTATTTATGTTTGTTCTTGTAAATTGCATATTACTTCTTCTCTATTAACCGTATTTCCTGCTTACATAATCTATAATCTGTAGTAATACTATCCACTATAAAGGTTTTATTTGGAAGATGGTTATCAGTCATAGTAGCATATACTTTAAACTTGTTCTGTAGGTTCAGATTCAGAATAGCAGAAGGTGTACTATATTGTGTTACTAGCCTATATATAAGATGCTCTTCCAGTCTATACATCTGCTTAGTAGCCTTATTATATACGTTATCCAGATAAGTAAAGCTAGTACCATTAGCACTATAGCAAACTGCACTATAGTTACATTCCTTATTATCCCAAGTACATATAGCAAATTCTTCTGAATCCATCTCATTTACAAAGTCCTCGTTTATAATATTGCTGTATTCAGTATCAGAATCCTTTTCTTCTTCCTTCTGGAAGTTCTGAACTTTAGCCTGTATATCGAAGTCACTAAGGAATACTGCATCACATCTATAGCTATTATCCACCTTGTGCGGATGGTATAATGTAAAGGTAGGTTTACCAGTAATCACTTCATTAGTGTTAGGCATTGGAATAGCGTAACCTTCACCATCTATTCCCATCTTCCAATCAATGTTATTTTTAACAGGGAATACCCTGTTAATACAATGGTCTGACTGTCCTTGATTATCAAAGTATAGTTTGAATGTACTATCTGTAGAAGTCCACCTAGAACCATTCCAGTACATACTACCATACTTTAACTTACAGTCTATGTAAAGGTTATCTGGGTTGAAGTCATCATTCTTGTTACTATACCCCTGCATTATATACATCTCACCTTCCCTATCCATAAATAGGAAATTACCCTTAATAATCAAGTAGGTAGAACCACCAATGAAGCTAATATTATTATCATTTACTTCCAGTTCAAACAATGGTCTTAGTTTACCATCATAAGTATTATGAACGTGTAATAATACATAGTCTGTAAAATTGATATTATTGTACTTCTTATTAAAATCAGTAACCTTATCAAAGAAGGCTTTACAGATAGTAGCACCTACATAGTTCTGTGTAGTAGCATAGTTAATAGTAGAAGGTGCTAATATTTGTGCTAATGTGGTCTTATTATAATAGTAGCATTTATAGTTACTGTTCTTTAGATACTTAAAGAAACATTTGTGCATACCACCTTTACCATCTTCATTTACTTCCTGCACATAAGACCAGCTACCACCATAGTTAGTTAAATAGTCCTCATCCCAGATACTAGGTATAATGCTGTCAAAGCTGTATAGACTGTCTTTAACAGTAACCTTATTATATACATTATCTAAGGATAACTGACCACCATTTTCAACATAATCACTGGCTTCTATTTCCTTAGACTGCTGTAATGTTACCTTAGTGGATGCTGTACTACCAATGGTAAACTTATAGTAAGTATTGATTCCATTTTTAATAGCATCATAATCCAAGAAGTAAACCTTATCACCATCAGCTACAGCAGTTACATTAAGGTATTTACAAACTTCTTCCAGAACTTCCTGCATAGTCATAGGTTCATCATCTTCATCAAAGAAGTTCTGTTCACTGATATACATCTTACTAGGTAAACAAAAGTCAGATGTAGCATTTAATTGTGTATTATCTGAAATATAGAAAGAACTATAAGCATTACATTTACTAAGCAGATGGTTTATAATCTGGGTAAATGAAACTATATTCTTCTTACCGCCTATAGTGGTGTACTTATAATACTGTAATGTGCTAAGTGCATCTATGACTTCTACCTCTATTTCTTCTAATTCATTCTCATAGCCTTGACTGTATAGATTGGGTGTTACATACCCAACCCATACAATACCACTAGCACTACTAAGAACTACCTTATTCTGTTGTGCTGTACTACTATACAAATCAAACTTATAATCGTCTGTAATCATTCCTATAGTAGCACTGCTATACTTACAAGGTTTATATAGATGTGAATCAGAAGTTTCTAACTCGGTTATGAATGGTGTAGCAGATAAAGTAATGTTCTGCACTTCTCCAGAACCTATTTCCAATGTGTATAGCTTCTCATTTATATCATAGAATTGTGCTGTATATTTCATCTTACTTTAGCTGTTTTATTATTGTAATTGGCTAGAACTCCTACAAGTTCCTTGCCTCTAATCTTAAACTCTACCTGACCACCGCCAGCAGAACCTATAATCCCATTGCCATTAAGCAGGTTAAACAGATTCCTTTGCTGTCTGTTATTAAGAATCATTTCACCAGCATTTACCCTAGCTAGGTTCATATCTCCAATAGTACTATTGCCAGCGAATATACCACCAGTACTAAAGGAAGGAATACTAGCCAAAGCTGCTACTACAGCCGCTGCTGCTGCACCTGCCAACAACCATCCTACAAACGGGGTTTGGGCTGCACTGGCTACACCACTGGCAATAGCTTCACCTTTCTTGGCTGTAGTTAATGCTACAATTTGTGGAATAGCTGCTGCTACAGCACTAATCAAATTAGCACCCCAACTTAACCAAGCTGCTGCACCTTCATTGGTCATATTGGTTACAGAACCCATAATAGAAGCTATAGCACCTAAACTTTGTGCATAATCATTATTCAGTTTGATATTCTTATTAGTAATAGGGCTACTAAACTTAGGAAGTGAAGTAGGTATTTCTGGCTTCACCATACCAGCCAAACCAGCAGGTTTGCCATCTAACTTACCAATAGGTGCATTAGGATATTTGTACTGGAACTCTATTACCCTCTTCTGTTCAGTAAGTGCATTTAGTTCAGCATTGATTCTTATCCTATCTTCATTACTAATAGCTAGGTTTAATTCCTTTCTTAAAGATGCTATCTGTGCATCCAGTTCTACTAATGAACCAGCAGGAATAACAGGTTTTAATTTAACCTCTCCATTATTAAGACCATCCTTTAAATCCTGTCCTGCATCAGACATATCTTTCTTAATAGTACCAGCCTTATCAGTAAAAGTTATAGCCTTATCTAGCATATCCTTTACTTCTTCACCGACTTCCGAAGTAAAGATATTCTGGAATCTAATCATATTCTCTAGGCTCTCATCTGTAGCTTCTTCCAGTTCCTTAACACCTTTAGTATAAGTATCTAAGCCTTCACTACCTATACCAGCACCGCTAATCATCATTAAGTAACCTAGATTCCTAGTACCTTTAGCATCTGACTTTCTTTGCTTGTACTTCTCTAAATCTGCATATTCCTTAGTAGACGGGTCTAATAAACTCTCATATAGCTTCTGTGCTTCCCTAGCATCATTAATACCAGTAACACCTTTAGCCTTCATTACTTCTTGAATCTGTTCCCAGAAGTACTTACTTTTACTTTCCCTCTCTAAGATTTCCTTCTTGGATAATTCTATGTAAGTGTTATAGGCTGCTGTTCTTTCCTCATTACTAATACCCTTCTTAGTAATAAGGTATTCATAGTTATTTCTTTCTGCTTCTAATCTATCTGCTTTAGATTCACCAATAGCCATAGCCATCTTAGCATTAGATAAGGCTTCTGTATATCTCTTAGCAAGTCCGATAGCATTTAATATCCCATTCTCAAATACAGTCCAATCACCACTATATAAAGACGAAAAGAAGTTATCTACAGTAGTCTTAGCAGTACCTACTACAGTATTCCAGTCCTGTTGTGCTTCTCTGGAACTATTAACAGCAGCATTAAATGCTTCTCCTGCCGTCATTGCTACACCTAGCACACCAGCAAATCTTCCTATAGTGGCTGTGATATTCCTTCCTACCTGCTGAAACTGTTGTACTTGTTGTGTGGACTGTCTTATGTTGTTATCGAATTGACTACTATTTAATAATAGTCTGGTTACTAAATCAGCCATATTTAATTATGTGTTGTATATTGTTTAGCTTTCTCTTTCAATCTCTTAATATCTTCATTACTAATAGATGTTTCTCCTATAGTATCACTATCCCAAGTAAACTGCATTATATCAGTAGGCTTTAACTTCTTAGTGCTGTTACATTGTGCAATTACATAAGCTACCATTCTAGCCTGTTCCCAGCTATTTCTGTCCTTCCTATGTAGATTGCTAATCAATGGTTCTAACTCATACATCTGCATCTTATCTAGTACATATTCTGGGTCTAGTCCACCTTCTATTACTAAGGCTGAATATATCTCCTTAGTGGTTAGGACTTTTTTTTAGCATCCGTATTATTAGTAATGAATAGCTGCTGCTTCTCCAGTTCCTTCTTTAAGAAGTTCTGGAACTCTACCATAATACCCATATCTTCATCTATGGCTTCTATCAGTTCCTCAAAGGTTAGTGAACTGTCTGGATTATTAGCCATTAAGACACAGTAGAAGAATAGATATTCATCTGTGATAGTCTTTAACTCAAATGCCTTACCTGTAATCTGTTCATAGATAAATAAGGCTCTAAGAGTATATTTCAGTTTGTAGTCTTGTCCTTTAATAGTCATATCAATAAGTATTAAATAATAAAGCCTTTACACCTCCATAACCTAGAGATATAAAGGCTTATAATTATGCTGTCTTTGTAAGTGCTCCAACACCTTCAAATGAAGCTGTAAATGTTGCATTATCTCCATTAGGTGCATTAGCTTCAAGTGCTGTAATAATAACATTACCCGAATATGTTCCAGTAGTGGCTGGCAACCATCCACCAGAAGGAACTTCATCTTTCTTTGTTGCGTAGTCTTTCTCTAAACAGAATACAGCCTTAATAGGTGTTCTGGCTGTCAGCTTATCGAATAACTGGTCAAAAGTCATACCTTCACCATCATTAGAATAAAGGTTCTCGGTACTACAGTTCCAGCTAATCTTTCTAGCAGCCTTAGCTACCCATTTACCACCGCTATCCTTAGAAGTGGTTTCTACTGTTTCTACATTTATACTTAGTTTGTGGCTAGTGGCAAATGCTATAGACTTATCGTCAATAAATAGCATTAAGTCACCACCGTTAATTACTTGTCCTGCCATTTGTCTTTATGTTGAATGTAAGGTTTTGAATGAACGTATCTTCTATGTAATCTTCATCTGCATTAGTCATTCTAATATCCTGTATGTTAATACCAGAATAGATTCCCCTTTTACCTTGTAAAGCATCCTTTACTAAGTCAGCAATTTCTATGCTTTCATTATACTTATCAGAAGCTATAACTACTTCTACATAAGTATCTTCCTTATAGATAAACCTATCTTTACTATCAGATGGTTCTATACCAGTTCTTCTATAAACAATAAAGGGAAATGTAGTACCAGTATCAGCAATTAAGGGATATATTTTATTATGTACCCTGCTAGTAACATTAGCATCATTACTAAGCAGGTTATATATTGCTTTGCCTACTTGTAAACTCATCGTCTGTTTCTATTAGCTATTCTCTGAATTGACTGGCTAATAAGGTTATCCATACTATTAAAGATTTCCCTTTCCTTATTGGCTTTAGCTGTTCTAAAGAAATGTACAGCAGTTATACTACCTCTATTGGCTGATACTCTCTGCCTTCTTATTGGATTCCGACCTCTAACAGATGCAGTATTATTACCAGTGGTTCTTCTAACTCTAGTACCAAGTTCAAAGAACTTCAATCTAAAGTCGCCCATAATATGTACCTTAGATTCTGTTCCGTTTCGGTCAGCATTAGATTTAACCCCACTTACTAAGGTTCTACCATTCCACCAGTTTCTACTGGAAGCTGCCCTACCTAAAGCCTGTCTTAGCTGTCTTTTAGTTTCACCGACTAAGATACCAGCACCCTTTCTTAAAGCACTTCTATAAACCTGCCTTTGCTGCCTACTAGTCAAATCCGCAAACATAGAAACTACCTGTCTGGCATCCACTTCTATGTTATTCATTTATCAATTCAGTTACTATAGTGGTTGATTGCTTATATAATTCTGGATTTATGCTAAGAATCCTGTACTTCTTTCCATTCCAAAGGATTCTCATATTCTCATTTACCTTATGATAATATCTAATAGTAAAGGTTACAGTATAAGAATGAACTATTTCATTATTCTGATTCTGTCTATTACCACTGTTATAAGTAACATTAGACCTAGTGCTAATAACATCTCTCCAATCAATAGAATTAGCACCATAACCATCTTTAATAGCTACAGGTTCTTGTATGGTAATAGGATAATGTAATGTTCCTGCTCTCATTTAATTGTGTATTTACGGTAAAGTCCTATCAGATATTCATAACTATAGGGAATCTTAACTACTGTACCATAACTAACAGGTTCTCTATTTGCATAAAGATTACCTATCATTAGTAACATAGCGTGAATTATAGCAGGTGGTAAAGTACCACCTACTTCTAATTCATCTAAAGCTATGTCTAAATGTTTAGATACTGAATCCTCTGCTACAGCTATTAAGTCCAGAATGTACATATCATCTGCCCTAAAATCCTCATCTACTAGCAGGTGTTTCTTTGCTTGTTCTAAAGTTATATACATAGCTTACTACTTATTAAACAGACTATAATTAGGCTTTAAGAACCTTCTTAACAAATGCTTCTGCTCTTCTAGGCTTGGCATCAAAGTAAGCATTGATAACAAGTCTTACTTTACCGTTAGCAGCTTGTGTATATGGGTCTACTGTTAAATCAATTCCACCCCATTGACCAATAACCAAATCAGCGAAATTACCGAAGATTACGCCCTTACCAGCTACAGCAGAAGTAGAAAGAACTGGATAACCGTTTACCTCATTACCTTCCATCAGATACTTACCAGTATCAGTACCCTTGTCAGTAGTCTTTAAATCAGCCTTAGCAGAAGGTGAAACAATAAACTTAATATCACCTCTCACATTCTTAGCTTCCAAATCAGCTTCCATCTTAACAATATCCTTGTAAGTGATAGCATTGCTATCTGCTACTACAGCATTAAGCATACCAGCAGGTTTCTTTGCATCACCAGCTTCACTACCCAAAATAGTAGCTTCAAGTTTGTTGGCAATAGCTGAAACAATATCTCTCTTTAGCATTTCCTCAGCAGAATTAGAATCTTGAATTAAGAATTGCTTAGATACGTCGATATATGCAGTAAGTCTTTTAGGCTCTAGGTTTACTTCTGAGAATGTACCACCGCCATTAGAAGCAGCATCAACTTCACCAGCCCAACCTACATTTGAACCAGAATAAACAGGAATAGAAACATTACCTACAAGTCCTGTCATATAAGAAGCACCTGCTTGTGCCAATACTAAACTTGCTCTCAATGGTTCAAGAATACCCAACTTATCTTCTGCTACATTCTCCTGTCCTGCTGTAGCTACAGTAGCTTTAATATCACCTCTTTCCTCGATAGGAAGTACAATCTGTCCGCTATAAGACTGACCAGCCTTGCGCATTTCTGCGATACCAGCAGTTACTACTTCCTGTGCTCTCTCGTCTAATTGTCTGTTATTGGCTACATCATTGATAGCCTTTAAAAGTGAAAACTTTTCCTTCATAGTATTAGTTGTATGTGTTGTTTGTTTAAGGTTATCTTCTTCAATCTTCCTAATCTGAATATCTATATCTGCCACTTCTTTAGTAAGTGCATCAAATTCTACCTGCTCGCCAGCATTTAGCTTTCTTACTTCCTTCTCAGCACCAGATATAATTTCCTCTGCTCTCTTTTGAAGCAGTTCCTTTTTGTCCAGTAGTTCTAGTGTGTTCATTTAAGCCACCTTGTTTCTAAGTCCAGCGAAGTAATCTTTTAAATCCTCGCTCTCTAAATCCTGCATCTTTCTTAATGCTACAGATGTATCTGGATATGCTTCCTTATATACTGGTGATACATCGAATAATTCTTTGAAGCTATTGATAGTTCTTAAATAGCTACCATCTTCCTTCTTAGTCCAAGTATCTTTACCGATAGTAAAGGCAAATGAAGAAGTACTAATATCACCCCTTCTAAGACCTTCTAACAGTTCATCACCTAAAGCAGTGTTAGGTGCTTCAAACTTGTATTTAAGTCCAGTATCATCTATAGTTAATTCTAGGCTTCCAGTACCGTATTTAGACCTGGCTAATATACCTCTATCCTCATTGTGATTCAGTAAGCATAGTATATCAGACTTTTCTAAAATACCTTCTAAGGCTGTAGGTTCTATTACTTCAGTAAAGCCACCTAAATCCCTAGACTGCTTACCGAATACTAAAGCATACCCTTCTACAGTCCTAGAATCCATCTTTACAATTTCATTACAGTTTCTTAGTTCTCTCATAGTATTGTTATTATTCCAATAGAATCCAACCAGTATTATCTATCTGATTCTGTAATGCTGCTACCTGTTCCTTTAATAGCTTGTTCTGTTCCTCTAAGGATTCAATATACTTTCTTAATGCAGAATCATCATAGTTACTAAGCCCAGCCAGCTTCTGCTTCTCTGGTGTTGTGTAATCTTCTGTAGATAACTGCTTACCGTCTACCTTATCAACTTTGGTATTAACAACATCTTTAATACCTTGTAATTCATCCTGCAAATCGGTCTGCTTAGTAATATCACCTTCTATAGTACCCCATACAGCATTAACTGTACTCCCTATTTTAGCGTTAGCTCTTTCTAGTTCAAGAATTGTTCTCATTTCAAATAATAATTAGTCTGTCCCTTTACTACCTCATCATAATAAGCATCATTAAACATAGCATTAGGACTTTTAAAGCTGTAGCTGTAATAGATTAGTCCAGATTGTAGCTTATCTAGGTCAGATGAATTAATAACCGCCTTATCTATTCTATCTTCTTCTACTATACCAGTCAAATCACCACCTTTAAAACTACATTCTATAAACTCTGCTGGGTTTGTGGTGTAAAGTCTAAGTATAAATTCAGAAGTGTTTCTTACCCTAAATGGAATACCGTCCTTATCTTCCAACTTAATATTGAATACCAAGTCAGTTCCCTTGTAAATTGTCTGTATCATTGATTATATTGTTATTAGATGGAATGTTATTAGCAGCATTTTTAATCTCCATTAGATTCACTTGTACGAAATGGGAATCTCCACCATCTACAGCAGGTAAATCCAACTGCTTTCTAATCTCATTGGCACTAACCACACCGATATTAAACAGTGTATTGTAGTAGTTTGCTAAAGATTGTTTGTCTGCTCTTAGTAATACAGAAGTATCAAATCTTACATCTATTCTACTCCTTTCAGAAGGCTTGTACAGCTTCCTTTCAAACTCTAATTCTATCTTCTCTAGTAATGGTGATAATGTATCAGTAAGAAAAGCCAGCTGGGTAGCCTCAACAGTACTATAACTGCTCTTGGATAAGTCAAATGCTTTTACAGGTGATACCCCGAAGAACCTACAAATATCAATTACATTAAACTGTCTGGTTTCTAATAGTTGTGCATCAGCAGGATTCACTGTAATAGGCTGGAAATCCATATTACCTTCTAATACAGCTACTCCATTAGGTGTACCAGTAGTAGGACTAAAAGCAGTCTGCCAGCTAGTTTTTAAATCTACCTTCTGCTTACCAGTTAAAGTAGATTGTACTTTAAGAATACCAGCCAGATTAGCACCACCTTTAAAGAATCCTTGTGCGTGTGATTCGGAATCTGTAGCCAGTCCCAAAGTCTGTCTGGCGTGTTGTAAAGTACTGATTCCAGTAATACCATCATAACTAAAGTTCAGTATATGAATCATATTGCAAGGCTCTACCAGTCCTTTAATACCTACAACACTATATTTAATTCCGTCCTTCTGTTCAGTAATAGTAACATAATCTGGCTGTAAATAATGAAGTGCCACTGCATCTCCTTTAGCATCTCTTTCTATGTAAGCATATCCATTACCTTTAAGTAGTGTACTTACTATCAAAGTCTTTATGAAAGTAAACCTACTCATCTTATTGTTCGGCTCTTTGTTCAGTAAGTAGTAAGTAGGATGCTTAATAAACTTTTCTTTATAACCAGAATCAGTAATATAATATGGCTCTAATGGAAGCTGTGCTACTGCATCACTAATAACATCTACACATCTGTAGACTGTAGATAATAGCATAGCCTTATTAGTGGTATAACCGCCATTCATATTATACATCAATGAATCACAGAATAACCCTCTGGTTTCCTGTTCTGGTTCTTTCTTTTTAAACCAATTAGTAAAAAGTCCCATTAAATAGTCAGTATTTCATTTGTGTAATGTGGTGTTCTCAGATACATACCTAAAGCCTGTATCATTGCTATAGTTCCATCTATCTTCTTCTTATCTACTGCCTTATTCGGTTTAACATTACCATTATAATCAGACTTCAAAGTAACATTTCTAAAGCAGTACCTATTTATTTCATTGTTATCAATAACTGCCTTACCAGATAATATTAGCCTTTCCAGTTCTCTAGTAGGCATATTAAAGTTACCTAGTGTTTGTGGATATTCTTCTAATGGTAATCCCTGCTCTGTAGAATCTATAGCCCATTGTGTAGCATTATACTTGTCATATCCTACAGACTGGATATTAACTACATCAGCATATCTAAGCATATCAGTAGTTATATAGTCATAATCGGTAACATTACCACTGGTAACAGTAAGATACCCCTGCTGCTTCCAGTATTTGTAAAGTTCCTTATCTGCCTTATCCTTTAATGCCGATTCTGGAAGATAGTAATGTGTTTTGAAGTGGTAAGTACCATCCAGTACTACTAAGTAAGCTACAGCAGTCAAATCCGAAGTAGCAGCCAAATCCACACCTACATAGCAATCCATACCAGCAAACTTATTAAGGTCTACTTCCTGACTGCACTTAATAATATAGTCCTCTGGTAGCCACACATTAGAACTGTCACACCATAAATTCAAAGTCTTAGTTTTAACTCCGACTTCATCAGCAGGGTTATTTATTGCCTGTTGTACCTGTCCTCTAATGTATTTGGAAGTTACTGTAATATCCAAGTTTGGTGCACATTTAACCCAGTTCTTTTCATCTCTCCAATCATCATCAGCATCTAAAGAATAGATAGCTATAAACATTTCATCATCTACCTTTAAACCATTAAGCACTTCTATAGCTACGGTTCTTAATTGGTAACAGGGTAAAGTTTTATCGAAGCCAGCAGTAGTAATAGTACAAAGATGTGGATTCATCCTCATCCCCATACTGGACTTAATAACATCACGTACTTTACTATTCTTAGCAGCGTGATATTCATCCAATAAACCAAAGCTGGCATTAAATCCATCCAGCTTACTATCATCAGCAGCCAATACTTTCAACTTGGAATTAGTAAGGTTAAACAGAATATCAGCTCTATAGGCTGTAAGATACTTGCCTTTAGAATCCAATCCCTTACTAAACTTGCTACACATACCAAAGGCTATCTTAGCCTGCTCTTTACTATTAGCAGCCAGTAATACTTCTGCACCATCTTCACCATCAGCTATTAAATAATACAAGCATAAAGCAGCAGCTAAAGCTGTCTTACCCTGCTTCCTACTTACTTCTATATAGCTGCTAGTATATCTTCTGGTAGTAGTTCCCTTCCAGTAGAATCCAACTATATTAGCTATTATAAACTGCTGCCATCCTTCTAAGATGAATGGTTTACCAGAATGTTTACCTGTATAATGCTTTAAAGTCCCTATAAACTTAATGGCTCTATCTACCTTATCTTCTCTAAACTCTAAATCATCCCTTTTAAGGTCATTCTGGAATCTCTTACAAGCCAGCTTAATAGTTTCACCAGCTATTATTTCACCATTAAGAACCCTACTACAATATTCATAGTAAAGTTTGGTATTCATTACCTAGTTTCCTTTCCTTCCTTTATAAACTGCTCAAATGGGTTATACCCGTCCTGTTCTACTTTAGGCAATTTAGTTCTAGCCTTAGCTGTTAGTCCGAACTCCAGCATAACTTTCATAGCTTGCGTTTGAGCATCTTTAGCAATCTTAATAGCTGGGTGCGGTGCAATGTTACCCCTATCACTGGTAACAGTCAAACCTTCATCTTCTAACTGTTTGGATGCCTTAATGAACATACTGTAGTTTCTAGCCAGCATTGTTAAAGCTGCACTATCCACATTCTCTAACATACCAGTACTATCCAGCTGTTCCAGTACATTCTGCATATATACCTTAGCATCCTTTTCAATGTCCTTTGGAATAGTGTAATTTATCATATTATAGTCTATTTAATTTTTATAATTTATAAAGCTATGTAATGGCTCTAATTGACTTATAATCACTATAATATGATTATTAAAGAATGTGAATTATTTATTTGGAAGTCTGTTAAGATATTAGTAAATTTGTAATACAATTAAAGGCTAAACTATGGAAAGAAGAAGTAATTACCCAATAGAAATTAAAGCTAAAATAGACCTAAATACCGACCTGCTACTAACAGAACTACAGCAATTACTAGGCAAAGACAGGTCTAAACTACTAAGATTGATAATAGCAGATTTCTTTAATAGAAATATTGATATTATAGATGAACATACTAACCACAAATCAGATAAAGCACCACTGATAGAAGCCATACTAAAAGACTTCTTCAATTATAACAGGGAAACCATTAACCAGTACATTAAATTCAAGAATGATAAGACCACCTAAATCAGTCCTTCTACAGTATATATATGATTACGGACTAGACAAAGCAGCAGCATTATTTCACATTGATACAGAAACAGCAGATAAGATAATTAACTGGAAGCCACAATATGACCAGTACAGCTACAATACAGTAATAGATAAGCCACTTCATAGAAATGCTTCTAAGATAGCTGATATAATAGCCAAGCATTATCCCGAATTAGTAAAGCAATACACCACATACTATAAAGATACTATCTATATGTCCCAGACTGTAGAAGACTTCCTACAGAAAGCAGTAATAAGATGTATGGAAGTAGGGCTGGAAGATGTAACAGAAGAATCTGTATTAGAACTACTAAGAGTGCAATTCAATACTATAAGATGCTATGCTAAGAAGTCCAGCTATACAATGAATAGTAAATTAACACCATTGGAAGTACAGAATGAAGAAGGTGAATACATAATACCATCAGAACTATATGCCATACCTAAAGAAACCGAATAAGCAGCCTTCCAGAACATTTAACAGGGAAGAAAGACAGAAGATATACCAATCTACCAAATGGAAGGAATTAAGGCAGGCAAAGCTAATGCAGCAGCCATTATGTGAACTCTGTTTAGCCAAAGATATTGTCAAACCAGCAGAAGATATTCACCACATAGATTCCTTTATGAATTATACTGGCACTAAAAGACTAGCCAAAGCATTTGACTTTAATAACCTTATGTCTATCTGTAAAGAGTGCCACGCAAAAGAACATCACTATGAACATTAAATTAAGCATACCAGTATTACAAGCATTAACCAATAATGAAGCATTTACTTACTTCTGCACATTAGTAGCCATTAGTAAGAATCCAGATAGTACTATTAAAGATATAGTAAGAATAACAGGTGTTAGTGAAACTACCATCTTTAACCATCTAAAGAAGTTTGAAGAAGTAGCCAACCTAACAATAGATAGAACTGGATGCAGTAATAAGTATAGCTATACAGAACCTACCAAGTTCTTTGTAACCATAGATAGCAGCCTGTTAGATACAGATGTAGATAGAAATGTTATCGGCTTCTTAATCCGATTCAAATGCTGGTCACGAATAGCATCCAATATTGTAGACCTATCTCTAAATAGAATAGTTCACGAAATAGGAGTACAACATAATACAGTATATTCAGCTTTAGAAGCTGGTCTAGTGGAAAGGAGTGACAAGAAACTTTACTTTAAGTTCATTCATCCATCACTTTGCATACTGTAATACAAGAATATAGCTGTTATAGCACCCTCAATATAAATTTTAAAATTTGTTACAATTAATTTGTATATGTCAAAATATTTCACTATCTTTGTATTACAATAAATGAAGGAAACTATCATACTGAAACATAGATTTTAATTCGATTTTCTAAGTGGACTGGCTAGCTGATTAGCCAGTTCTTCCACTTAATTCACATCTAAGAATCACAAAGTTATTACCATAAGTACCTTTTGAGCATATTTTAGGTACTGATTGTTAATTATTCATCATAATTTTTGAGTTTGGGCTAGTTAAGCGTAGAATAGTAAGCGTAGTGATACGCTTATTATTTTATTTCAAGTGTAACCAAAATTTGCAAATTATACCTTTAAGACTACTAAAAAAGTTACATACCCAAACTTAAATTATTTGCTACAGATATACATCTATTCAGATTTCTACTTACCCAGATAGCGTAACCAAATTATTCAAACTTTAGAGATACTAAACTAGTGACAAATTTTGGTAGCGAAACCTCAATCTTCTATAGAAAGAATACCCAAAAATGTCACAACCCATAATTCAAACTCCAGATGCTTCTAAACTCCAGATTCTTTATAAACTAATCTAAACTAATTATTATGAAAACATTATCAATCAATTCAAGCAATGGCTACTTAAACCTATCAGATTTACCTTATAACTGCATCTTTAATAAAGTTGTTACTGGTTGTGGTGGAACTACTATAGTTCTTTTCAATAATGAAAACTATGTAATAGCAGTACCCACTACCGAACTTATTACTAATAAGACTGGTCTTAGTGAAGCTGGTGTAGCTACTATTACTAACTATGATGGTAAAGAACAAACTGTATTCGGATTATTCGGTGTGTTCTCTTATTCAGTAAAGAAGGAATTAAAGAAATATGTAGAAGGTAAAGGAACTAAGAAGATTATGTGTACTTATGATAAGATAGGTAAGTTAGCTGAATACTTAGAACCAACTGATTACAGGTTACTGGTAGATGAATATCACATCTTACTAAAGGCTTATAGCTACAGAAGTAAGGCTATAGATGGTGTATTAAGTACCTTTAGAAGCTACAAATCATTCTGCTTTATGTCAGCTACTCCTATTCAAGCTGATTTTAAACCTAGCTGTTTAGCAGATGTAGAAGAAATAGAAGCTGTTTGGGATGAAACTGATACAATGATAGTTAAACTGGACTTAACTAATAAGCCATATATTAAGGCTGCTAACTATATCAATGCTTATAAGAAAGATGGGTTTATAGAAATAAATGGTAATAGAAGCTATGAAGCCTTCTTCTTTATAAATTCGGTTACAGATATAGCATCCATCTTACAATACTGTGACCTTAGTAATGAAGAAGTAAAGATAGTATGTGCAGATAATGAAAGTAATAGAGCCAAATTAGCAGGATATACCATTACTAATAGTAGAAGTGAGAATAAACCGTTTACCTTCATTACTAGTAAATCCTTTGAAGGTGCAGATTACTTTAGTGATTCGGCTTTATGCTTTGTAGTTAGTAATAGTACTAATACTAATACCCTGCTGGATATTTCTACTGATATATACCAAATAGCAGGTAGAATTAGAACTGAATCAAACCCATTTAGAAACTTACTGGTACATATCTTTAATACTACAGGAAACAGAAATATAGAACTGGATATTACTTATGAAGATATGGTAAAGCGTACTAATGATAATATAGAAGGTGCTAATGAAATTATTAGTGCTATCAATAACAGCAGCGACAAAGCTAAAGAAATGGCTAAGAAGATGCTTAATAGTCAGTATGTAATGCTGGATAAGGAAGGTAATTACTTTGTAAATGATATGTTAGTGAAGCTAGACCTATTTACATTCAGATTAGAACAGTCTATTTATAAAGATGGTATAGCACTTAGAAGTGCATATAATAAGAATGATATGCTTACTACTGATATTACTGTAGAAAAGATTACTGATTCAATGAAGAAGGCTGGTAAGAAGATGTCCTTTAAAGATGCTTTCCTTAGATATGCAGAACTTATTAGTAAGATGGTGATTACTACAGAAACTGATACTTTAGCTAAGATACAGCCTTTAATAGTTAATGCTTATCATAGATTAGGTGTAGATAAGGTTAGAAGCCTTAGATATTCAAAATCAGCAGTAGAAGCAGCTTTAATTAACTGGGAATCCGATAAGAACAAAGATACTAAAGTAGCACAAATACTAGGTAAGAGAATTAAAACAGGATTCTATAGTAGTGCTGATATTAAAGGCTGGATAAGTGAAGCCTATACTGCTGTAGGTATTATAGATAAAGTCAAAGCTACCGACTTAACTAATTGGTTTGATTGTGAAGCATCTACTAAGAGAATTGATAGCAAAGTAACAAAAGGATTCATAGTTTACAGACCTAAGATAGTGTTTAGATGAATTATTAAAATTATTGTAATTTAGTTTTGATATGTAAAATGTTATTATTACATTTGCAATATGATAAAGAGTTATATGGGAATGGCTTTATCATTCTGGTTAGTGAGTGATTTAGTTCTATTTTACTACTAATCAAAGTAATAATACTACAGATACTTCTAATACAAAGATTCTATCAATTTATTTACACACCAAATTCTGTATTTAGATTTACTATCTTATAGATTATCCGAACATAAAGATTATTGAGATTCGTTATTCATTCAGTAAGGTAGTCTGTGAAGATAGCCTTACTTTACTTTGATTATTAACTACTTAAACTATATATACTATGTTTACAACCTATGTATTACTAACATTCTTAACAGTTCTAATGTATTTCCTTATTAGGACTGTAGTAAATGAGATTAAACAACATATCACAGAAGAAACAGATAGGGTTATTAAGGCTATTAAAGATAAGAACTATGTGGGTAGATGAAGAAGCAGTTATATCAGAATCAGATGAAGCATTAAATATACTAAGTGAATGAAACGTATGTCAGAACAAACTATTAACGCAATTATTAACTACTTAGTCCAGCAACCTTATAAAGATGTAGCTGGGCTGTTACAGATGGTACAGCAGGATTTACAAACTAAAGAAGAACCTGCTAAGGAAGAATAACCCATTAGCCTGTAAATGATATATGGTTAATGTGAATGGCTAATGATTTATGATAATGGAATACAGGCTAGTACAAACTACTAGCTTAAATGGATAAATTTGATGAATTAGAACTAAATGGAAGGAAACTACTAGAATCATTTTTAATACAAGTGGGTGCTACTAATCTGCATCCTACAGAAGATAAGTTTGCACCAGTGGACTACTATTTTACTTATAAGGATAAGAAGGTAGTAGCCGAAATAAAGGTAAGAGATATTAAGTATGAAGGCTATGATACTCACTTAATGGAAGTATCTAAATATAAGTCCTTAGTGAAGGATAAGAAAGATAGCCAGTCAGATACAGCATACTACATTAACTTCTTTACAGATGGAACTAAAGTTAATGCCTATTGGTATAGTACTAATACTGTTAGGAACTTTGGTATTATAGATTATAAATACTGTCCGACTACTACAGCAGCCGATAACGGCAGCTACTATAAGAAGGTTATTATGATTCCTTCTAATAAGGCTCAAAGATTTACCTTAGTAAATGGTGGATGGTCTAAGATTTCGCCTAAATTTTAATTGGCACTATAAAATATTTTGTGTAAATAGGCACTATAAAATATTTTGTGTAAATAGGCACTATAAAATATTTTGTGTAAATAGGCACTATAAAATATTTTGTGTAAATAGGCACTATAAAATATTTTGTGTAAATGTAAAATACGGAACCCATACTGAATCCCGTATTTTACATTTACACAAAATTATGGATACTGCCTTTTAATTATAAACCCCAGCTTACTTTAATCGGTAGGCTGGGGTTTTGTTATTATGGGTTGTAAATTAAAACAGCCACTTATGACTTTTTATTACTTCCTTTAGGCAGCGATTCTAATCTATATTTGCACTCTATATCCATCCACCTAGGAATATTAAGCGTTATATTATACTGTTTACTATAAGCATCTATTAATTTATCTTTCCATCCACTATTAGCTAACTCCCTAGTTTCAGTGTACTTAAATATAGTTTCCTCTAACGCTCCTAAAAAATCTTCCAAAGTTTCAAATACAGGTGTCTTAGAAGGTTTCGTAGAATACCAAGCAGTAGGACGAAGTTTATGTATCTGCTTATTTTTATATTGTACTTTTACAGTCCAATTAGCGGATTTGCCCATAGCAGCACTTATTTCCCAGATATTTCTTAGCCAAATATCAGTAATAGTTACAATACCATTACTATCCATCTTATAAGCAAAAATAAGATATTTAACGTGAAGCATATATGGCTTCTCTATTATCTCCTTTACATAAGACTTAAAATCTGCTATATCAAAACCAGCACTACCTTCACTATTAAAAGCTTTAACTTCTACTAAATTAACCTTTCTGTCCTCATTTAAAAATATATCTGGTGGCATCTGTGTATTAGGATTAGGAGCAAAATATATATTATTAGCCCTTAACCATCCTTCTAACCACTCTTGTATTATATTACCTACTACATCTTTCTGTTTAACAATAATACCCACACTTCCCAAGCAGAAGGTTATCCGTCCTTCCACTGATTTTATATTGAAATCTGTGAGCAACTTATCATATAGCTCCTCTGGAGTAATATGTATTAATTCCTCTGCCATAACTATATCTGTTTTAGAAGTCGACTACACACAGCCTTAATAACTGGTACTACAACAGTATTACCAAGCAAATCAAAACCATCTTTCTCTGATACATCAAACTGATAATCTTCTGGATACCCAAAGAGTCTTAACCCTTCTCTTAGTGAAAGTTTTCTTAAACCATTACCGTCCACCACTACCAGTTTCTGCATATCCATAGCGACCAGAGTAGGAGCTATAGAAGCAGGGTCTAGTATCTTAGTTATCTCAAAGCTAAGTTTACCAGTTACTATATTATATCCTTTAGGAAGGCTAGTATCTTGCTCTCTATGTGACGATGAAATATTACCAACCTTCTTAGTTATTTTTCTTTTAGGATGCTCATAGACTAAATACCCTTTCTGCACTAGACCATCTAAGAGCTTTTGCAAATCAGAGCCAGCGTAGAAAGTAGTTATCATTTCTTTGGTAAGTGGCATTCCATCCATCCAATCTATGCCATATTCAGCAGCCCATTTCTTCTTCCTACGTTCTGTCAAAAGAAGATTAAGTAGTTCCTTCTCTCTTTTTGTTGTCTTACCTTTAAGGTCAATATCCCAACTGTGTATATTGTCCTTACCACCTCTCTTATCTTTAATGGATTTACCATAAAGTTCTGAGATTTCATATTTAGACAGAAGTAACTTAGTAAACTGACTTTTAATTGTCGGTAAACCCACCTCTAATATATCTCCTAAAGAATGTTCTACAATAGGGAAATTATCTAACTTGACGGTGTTATTAAAAGTACCTACTATGTAGATTCTTTTTCGTTCTTGTGGTACTCCAAAATATTTAGAGTTAAGAACCGCATAAGATACCTTGTAACCTATAGCCTTTAGATGCTTGAGAATAGTTTTAAGTGTTTTCCCCCCATCGTGATTTACTAGACCTTCTACATTCTCCAAGATGAATCCTTTAGGCTTCTTGGCTAAAAGAATCCTCTCAACATCAAAGAATAAAGTTCCTCTAGTATCAGCAAATCCTAGCCGATTACCAGCAGCACTAAAGGCTTGGCAAGGAAAGCCAGCACATAATATATCAAAATCAGGAATAGTAGCAGCCTCCACTTTAGTAATATCTCCTACTATTTCTTCATTAGGGTGATTCTGTTTTAATACATCTAAGGCATACGGCTTTATTTCAGAAGTAAATACACAAATAGGGGTATAACCAGCTTCAATAGCAGCTAGTTCTAACCCTTTGCGGATTCCTCCAATCCCTGCGAATAAATCTATAAAGCGTAAATTCATTATTTGCCTATTAATCCAATTTAGCGCAAAGGTACTAAAAAGGAGCAAATAATCACCATTATTAACGATATTTGCTCCTTACATCTTGAATAAGATTCCTCAACTGTCACTAGATATATTGGTATTCTATAACCCAATTATTAGCTATAGCTATATCTACAAACTCATTCACTGTTACTACTTCATCTATATCATCCGTTTCCATTACCATATTAGCATTACTAATTACAAAGTACTCACCTTCATTATAAGCAGGGTACTTTCTAATACCATTCTGGAAGGTAGCATATTCACCGTGAACATAGTAGGCTGTCTTTACTTGGAACTTGCTATTAGCATTATAGAACACATTATAAACACCGCCAATAGTATAGACTTCCAGTAGTACAGCACCATTCTTAACGGTAATCATCTTATTACAAGTTTTAACACCGCTTTCCCTTTCCTTCTTCTTAAAGGTAGTGATTCTATAAGGTACTATTTTAGTAATAAGCTGCTTCACTAGATTACGCTTTTCAGTGAAGTTACCTTCTATCTGTTCTAAATAGTCTTTAGGTAAAGTAGGCTGGCTATAGAAGGTCTTTAAATCTCTTAGCTTCTCTAATTCACCTTTAGCCTGCTCTATTGACTTCTCAAAGTTCTTCATTTCCTGCCTAACACCCTTAGCGGTTCTATTAAATTCTTCCATAGCCATAGTTCTCATATCTTCATCATCCCCAGCCATTTCAGCAGCATTAATAGAGAATTGGTAGGCTGTAGATAGTCTTTTCTTTAATTTATCTATCTCCTTAGTGAAGTTCTGAATGCTGTAGTTCTGGTATTCTATCTTCTCCTCACATTCTCTAATCTGCTCTTCTCGCTTCTCATCATTCATATTAGCATAGCCTATCAGTTCCTTCTTTACCAATTCCCATATAATAGGCTCTAGCTTTTCATTAGCTATAGATGTTCTATTAGTACAGTTTGTAATATTGTTAATACCACTCATACAAAACCAACTAACAGCAGGTTTACCATTTACTAATCTATAAGTCTGCCCAAATTCACCAGCTTTCCTTCTAGGTGTTAATGTATATCCGCAATCTGGGCACTTAATCAGCTTAGATAACAGATATACTTGCTGGTTTGGGTATGGTTCATCCTTTACCCTATTCTTCTTTCTCTTATTAGTAGCTGCTTCATATAGTTCCTTATCTATAATAATAGGTGTACTAACATCAAATACTTCTACTTCGTCAGTATCTGGGTCTTTAAGATTCACCTTCTTAATACCAGTAGCATAGCTTTCATAAGTAAGAATATGTTCGATAGTACCTAAAGAGAATTTCCTATTTAGCTTCTCACCATACATATTAGTAATTGCTAATGCTGTAGACTTTAAAGTAGCACCTTCCTTTAGATATTCATTATATACTGCCTGTACTACTTCTGCTTCTTCTTCATTAACTACTATCTGGTTCTTCTTACTCTTATCAGTGCCTTCATATCTCTTATAGCCAAAGTAAGGCTGCCCGATAGATATTCTGTTATTATCCAGTTCGTTTCTTCTAGCAGATGCTATTTGAGTTTTCATACTCTTTAGATACTTCCAAGCTGCATCAAAGGCTGCACCGATAACTAATTCTGCATCCCTTACCTTCTTACCTGTTTCTGGGTTAATAGTCCAAAGGTCTATATCTTTAAAGTAAACAGGTATATTCATATTAATAAGTAGACGCACATAGATACGACCAGAAGCAGGGTCACGGCTCATTCTACTTACTTCTGATACTAACACTACATTAAACCTCTGCTCTTTAGCTGCTCTTAGCAATCTATCAATAGAATCCCTATTCTTCTTAGTAACATCATCCTTACCAGTAATCTTTTCACCATATACTAAATTCTCTAGGTCATATTCATAACCCATAGATTTAGCCAGCCTAGTTAAATCTCTGGTCTGTCTGTTTAAATCTTGATTCTTAGTAGAACATCTGATTAGAAATGCTGCCTTCATATTCTGTTGGTTTTAAATTCGTTATCTTCGTTTCGGAAGCGAAATTACCAAAAGTCACAGAACTATGCAAGTGATTTCTTTATATTGAACTGCCAGAATACAGCCGCAACGTATTGGAGGTTCTTCGCCAACCGCTGGAAGATAGGAAGATTACCGTGTCACGCATCCGATGCAATGTAGAGTACCCGGCAAGTTTTATGCTGGTAGCCTCTATGAATCCGTGTCCATGCGGGTATTACACGCATCCCACCAAGGCTTGTGTATGCAGTCCTGGACAAGTACAAAAGTACCTGAACCGCATATCCGGACCTTTGCTCGACCGTATCGACCTGCAAATTGAAGTCACCCCACTCCCCTTTGAAGAGATGGCAGATTCCCGCCCCGGCGAATCGAGC